TTCTCTATTATTTTCCTTAATAGATAATTCCTTCATGGTAATTACTCTATCAGATAACTATTCTTATACTATACAACCATTTAACTTTATTAATAGAGAACCTACAAAGGCATTCGGCAAGTTAGTTATTGTAGCGCAAAATAATATAAGTGTAACATTTAAAAATACTAATTCACAAGATATAGAAACTATATTTCTTACGAATGGAGAAGTAGCTATAGTAGACTGGATTTATTTCGATAATACTTTCTTAATCCAAGAAATTAGCCGACCTTATATTGATGGTATTATAGATGAAACTCAAACACTGAATAATGTAACACTAGGGTCTCCTGAGGTTAATATTCTAGGTAATACTAGGTTTGTTCTATTAACTGGTAATGTAACAACATTATCTATCAATAGGGCAGGTAATGGAATGAACAAAGAATTATTCATTACTAGTAACTACAGTGTACCAGCACTTTCTATATATGACGCTGCTAGCAGTACTACATCAGGGCCATATAACTTAGCAGCTGGTGGTTTTTTACAATTCAAAGTTACAAACACTAAGCAATTAGTTAGAGTAGGATAAATAAAATGAGCGATGATAAACTGTTAGTACCTATACTAACTCCAAATGTAATTGCACCTGAATACGTTGAGGTGGCTGATTGCTATATATCTTGTAGATTAGATGTTAGGGAAGCAGCTGCATTGCTCAATGTAACACCAGAATATGTTTCTGGTATTATTAATATGCCTAGTGTTAACAACTACATTAATACCATTGAGAACTCAAGAGGTCTTAGAAATTCTAGGACCTTCTTTGAGGAGATGGAAGATATTATAGCTCAGAAGAAGCGTGATATGCTTGACTCTGAGCTAGGTAGTTCTGCTGATATTTTAGAGCTAATGCAGGCTATGCATAAGATGAAAATGGAAGAAGAGAAATTAGCTCTTAAAAGACTTGAATTGGAAGTTAAAAGAGAAAGTGCTAGAATTGCTGGTTCAAGAGGTAAGGTTAGCAACACTCAAGTTAACATTGGTACTGGAGAGGGTATTGCTAAAGGCTTACCTTCTGTACTTCAGGCTATTATGGAGGCTAAGTAATGGAGATTTCCAGAACTGGTCTAAGAACTGACATGGTTGTAGTGCCTGAGGACAGTTGGTTTCACTTTGGTGAGAATAAAATCAACGTTACTAGGTACGCAGCCTTGCTTGGTTACGAAGAACTGATTATGCCACAGATAGGCTTGATTAATGCCTATTTAGACCCTAAGTATCGTTTTATTATTGGTTGCTTGTCTCGTAGAACAGGGAAAACTATTGCAGCTAATGTTATTGCTAGCATCGTGGCGCTATTCCCAAATACTAACATTCTTATTATTTGCCCTAACTATTCTTTGGCAAACATTTCTTGGGACTTGCAGACTAAGTACTTTCAGAAGATGGGTATTCAGTTAACTAAGTCTAATGTTCGCGATAGAGAGATGGTTACTGAACATGGCTCTATGGTAAAGCTAGCTTCGGCCGATAGGGCGGACTCCGCGGTTGGCCGTAGTTACGACTTAATCATATTCGATGAAGCAGCACTTCATGAAAATGGTAAAGATGTTTTCGACATTGCATTACGTCCTACATTAGATAAGATAACTTCTAAGTGTTTGTTTATTTCTACGCCTCGTGGTGAGAACTACTTCAAAGAATTCTACGATAGAGGATTCTCTGATGAATTTCCCAGCTGGATTTCTATTCACTCTACATATGCTGATAACCCAAGAGCTATCGGTTCTGATATTGAAGAAGCTAGAAGAAGTATGTCAGTTGCTAAATTTGCTCAGGAATATGAAGCTAAGTTTACAACGTTTGAAGGCCAAGCATTCTTAACGTTCGATGAAAATAACGTTACTAACCATATCGACTATCCTTTCTACGAATTTGTTCTAGGTGTGGATATTGGTTTCCGAGACCCTACTGCTTGTGTGGTCTTAGGATTATGGAAAGATGAAGCCAATGTAACTCAAGCAGTTTGTGTGGAAAGCTGGGAAGAAGTAGGTAGAAGTACAGCTGTAATAGCTGCTAAGTTAAGAGAAACTATTAATAAGTGGAATGCAGAATGTGTATACATCGATTCTGCAGCTGCCCAAACTAAGTACGACCTAGCTGAGATTTACGATATTAGTTGTATTAACGCACAGAAGGCAATCATAGAAGGTGTATCTTTCATGAATATGCTAATTGACTCTAATAGACTTGTTATATTAGATGAGTGTGTACTATTAATACAAGCAGTAAGAAACATAACCTGGGATACTAAGGCAGAGCGTGAAAAACTAGTACATAATAGATACATCCATTTGATTGATGCCCTACGTTATGCCGCTTACACGCATCGTCACGAGATGATGTAACAAAATTTACACTCATCAAAAATTGAGTTACAGTATACATATGATGGGAGAATAAAAATGGCAAAGAACATCAACCCTTTAAAACGTTTAGAAGTTAAATATGTTCGCGATGGTATTAAATCGCGCTACAAGCTTAAAACTGAATGTGAGATTTGCGGAACTACTGAAGAGCTGGAGAATCATCACTATAACACAGTAAACCTTTTATGGGAAAAATGGAAGAAAGACAATAATATTGTTATTGAATCTGCTGAGGAAATTTATGTACAACGTGAAGCTTTCTATTCAGCTTATCTTAAAGAGATGATTACTGATTTAGTTACTTTATGTAATACACATCATTTAAAACTACATTCCGTTTACGGAAAAGAGCCTCCTTTGTTTACTGCTTCTAAGCAGATAAACTGGGTATCGAAACAAAAGGAGAAGCTAATTGACGTGGTTAAATGATTTAAAAGAAAAAACTATTAAGGTATTAAACGCACCTATTACCATGCCATTAGCAAATAATGGTTACTCATTATTTGCTAAGGCAATGCCTATTATGCCTGACACTACTCATGAACAAAATCATGAGGCTGATAGTCAGACATCTTTAAACCTATATAACGCTTATGATACTTATGAGTGTGTAAATAGGGGTGTTAATCTAATTGCAGATAGTTGTTCATCTATTCCTATAGATGTTGGGGACGAATATAAAGGCTACATTTCTACCAGCTTTGCTAGAAAGTTATCTAAGGTTAGATTGAGCAATCTTTTAAACATTGCTCCTAACCCAGACCAAGATAGAGTTGAATTTTTTACTGGGCATATAATTGACCTTATGCTAACAGGTAACTCGTTCACTTATTTTGATGGTAACTATTTATATAGGTTACCTGCTTTATACGTTAAGGTAGTAGCAGGAAGAAAGAACTTAATATCTCATTACTTATATGCTCCTAACGGTATTGATATTCGCTTTGAACCTGAAGAGATTATAAGAGTTAAAGAAGGCTCAGCCACTAACCCTTATATTGGTACTAGTAGATTGACTTCTGCTATGCAGTCTTTAGATATTATTACAAAGATGAATACTTACCAACGTAACTACTTCAAGAACTCTACTGTACTTGGTGTTGTGTTATTATCTAAAAATATTTTAGGTAGTACAACTAAGACAAGATTGAAACAAACTTTATCTGAGTTCAACCCTTCTAATGGCGCAAAAAACGCTATAGTATTAGACGGTGATGTACAGTTACAGAACATTAGCCAACAAACTAATAAAGACTTAGATTATGATACTTCATTAAAGACTAGAGAATTTAGAGTATTAGAAGCGTTAGGTGTTCCACCTATTCTTTTAGATACTGCTAATAATACTAGTATACCTGCTAACCTAAAGTTATTTTACATAACTACAATCCTACCTATAATGGGCAAATATATTTCAGCCTATGAACGTTATTTTGGTATGGATTTAAAACTAGCACTATCTGATGTACCAGCAATGTTACCAGATGCTAGAGAAAGGTCAGCTTCATTACAAGCTCTTGTTAACACAGGTATTATTACTAGAAATGAAGCAAGAAGTGAATTACGTTATCCTGCTATGGCTGATGAAATGGCAGACAAATTAATTCTACCAGCTAATATTGCAGGTAGTGCAGTAGACCCTAACGCTGGAGGGAGACCACCAAATGCCTCAGACAAATGAGCAACAAAGATTACTAGAATTGAAGGCAATGCAAATTGACTTCAACTCTGAATTCAAGATTAAAGCAGATGACACTTCTGAAGAAGAGTTGTTGCTAGAAGGTTTTGCAAGTACTGATTCAAAGGATAGGGCTTCTGATATTATACCACTATCAACGTGGGCAGACCCTGACAGTATAGCAAATTATTTGAAGAACCCTATTATACTTGCGCAACATGACAGAGATGAACCTGTAGGTAAATGTGAAGCTCTTCAAGTGAAGGATGGCGGATTATTTGTTCGCGTCCGTATTTACAAATCACTGTGTGAAAAAACTTTCATGGCAGTAAAACATGGTATTCTAAAGACATTCTCAGTAGGTTTCAGATTGAAAGATATTGAGTATGCTGAAGAGCAAGACGCATATCTACTAACTAAAGTAGAATTAACTGAAATATCAATAGTAAGCATACCATGTAATACAGATGCTACTTTCGCAGTAATGAAATCCCTATCTACGGGAACAAATAAAAGACAGGAGAATAATCCAATGCCAGCACCAACCGTTACACCTGAAGCTACAGAAGTACAAAAAGCTGTAGAAGCAGAATTAGCTAAACGCGATGCAGCTGCAAAAGCTGAAGCCTTAGCAAAACAAAAAGAATTAGATATTCAAGCTGCAACAGCAGATATTATTTTATCTAAATTAAAAGCAGATAACGCTGCAACTACAGATAAGTTAATGACAGACATTAAAGCTGCATTAGCTGACGAAAGCAAGACTCTAAATGATGTTGTTAATCAGTTTAAAGCAGAAATTGATGCTAATAAAGCAGCTCTAGAAGCAGCTCAAAAAAGCAAAATGGAACACCCACAAGGTGGAAAAGACTCAGGTCCTATTACTCAAGCCCAAAAAGACGCTGCTGTATTACTTGGTATCGTTACTAAGAAAGGTACTTTTGGTACTAAAATGGGTATTGAATACCGTGAAAAAGCCGCTGGTTTTAACGCTGCAAACAGTGCTGTTCATATTCCTGGTGCTCATACTATTAATGCCTCAGACTGGGAAACAGAATTCGTAACCAACCTATGGTACGATATCCGTCGTGAATTAGTTATCGAACCTTTGTTCCGTACTATTCAGATGAGCACAGCTATCATGAGAATGCCAGTTGTACCTGAACAAGGTTATGCATCTTACATTCCAGTTGATTTGTTAAAAACTACTGGTTCTACAGAAGCAGCAAACCCAGGTAACCGCCCAACAGAAATCACACTTACTGCACACAAATTGTCAGCTTCTGACATTTTAGGTGAAGAAGAACAAGAAGATACAATTATCGCTATTCTTCCATTGATTCGTGATAACTTAGTTCGTCGTATGGCTCGTAGTTCAGACCGTAGCTTGTTACGTGGTGTTGGTGCAACAGCAGCAGACCCTATCAAAGGTTTAGCTAAATATGCTATCGACAACTCAAAAACTACTACTTTGAGTATTGGTGGTGGTGACAAACTTACTGCTTTAGCACTACAACAAACTCGTCGTTTACTAGGTATTTTCGGTACACGTCCACAAGATATCGCTTATATCGTTTCTACAGATGGTTACTATGACCTATTGGAAGACCCAGATATGCGTAAAGCGTTTGACGTTGGTGTAGATCGCGCTACAATGTTAAAAGGTGAAGTTGCTAACGTTAACGGAACTAAACTTATTGTTTCCGATGAATGGGCAGCAAAAGCATCAGGCGCAACAGCAGCTATGGTTGTTAATATGCGTAATTACGTAGTTGGTAATCTACGTAACCTAACAGTTAAAACAGATAATCGTATCGAATTAGATGGCACTTTAATTGTTGCTACTCGTCGTTTCGGTATGGCTGAAATGGAAGCTGGTGGTGTTGCAGTAGTTAACTGGGCAGTTTAATAGCTAAATAACAGGAGGTAGAGATACCTCCTGTATAGGATTTTTATCATGACAGACTTAATGACAGTTACACAGTATAAAGAGTTAAAAGGAAAGATTTTAACTAATACTACTGAAGATACGAGAATAGGTAAACTAATTGAAGGTATATCTACTGCCATTAAAGAGTACATTGGTAGAAGTCTTATAGACTACTATTCAGTGAGTAAGGTCGAATACAAGAAAGGAACTTTAAATTCATTTCTCGTATCAGAATGGCCTATAAAAGAAGCAGTGGTAGCCTATAAGACTTCAACAGGATATATTGATTTAGCAGAAGACGAAGATTTCTATATAGATTCTGAATCTGGTCAGATATTATCTGCAAATGGAAATAACTTTGCAGTAGATGGTGTAAGAGACCCTAAGTTTCTAAGAATAACCTATAAAGGTGGTTTTGCATCTTGTCCAAAAGACATTTTAATGGCTATGGCAGACTATGTTGAAAAAGCACTAAAACAGGAACACTCTATTCAGAAGAATATGGGTGGTCAAGATATAATGAACTTCCCTATTACTCCTATGGGCAGACTACCAACCCATATAGCTGTAGTACTGGATAACTATAGAGTACCTATATTATGAAAAGTATGGCTAGTGTCTTAAGTTTAGTAGAAAGTATACTGGCCAGTAGTGGAACATACACTAGATATGTTCTAGATACTACACCGCTAAAGGAAAACCTAGCATTACACTTAGCAGATAATCAAATAGATATTATAGCTAAGGCACTAGGTGGTTCTAGGTTAGGTGTAGGTAGTAACAAATATGCATTCGAGAAGGCTTATGGCCCAGAGAGATTACTAAGAAAACTAATAAGAGAATCTCAAAAGCTAAATGATATGTCCACTGAAGATACTGTAAAAGCAGGTAAACAGGGTGTATCTAGTAATCTAGCATTTAGAAAACAATACCTACAACAATCTAGAGATGTACAAGCTATAACTGCAAATGGCACAGTAAATGAAGAAGTTACTCAAATACTGGCTACTATGAATAAGTTTATAG